ACGAGTCTCTTAAATAATTATAAGCACCTTGTTCATTATTGCCGTATGTAATCGTCAGGTTGTTAGAAACATTTGCAATCGCGTTTGTGCCATAAGCAACCCAGCTATATGTCCCGCTGGTGAATGCACTCGCGGCAGCGTCTACTAGGTTTTGTTCTCCATACTGGTCAATCTTCGGAACGTCTGCCCGCTCGAAAAGTGCATTGGCATCGACAAGTTTATTCCACGTCCTAAAACGATAAAAAGTTCCGATTACTCCATCGGTTCCAGATGTCCCTATTCGGCTACCGGATGAGTCTGTTCCAATGTCAATAGCTGACAACGCACTAATGTCAACCGTGGCAACGCTATTTCCGTTTTTGTAAAGAGTAGCTAACCCACTTCTGTCGAATGTAATAACGTAATGAGTAGGTGAACCAAAGTCTTGATTCATATCATACGCTAAAATTTTCGGTACGCTAGTGCTACCATCTCTAAAATCTAAAACTATTCTGTCATCAGAAACATCGTGATATATAAGTAGTCTATCGTCACCAGAAACGTGCGTGACGTAAATATAACTTTCTGAAGCGTTTTCTTTTTCTTGGTTTAAAATAAACTCAATCGAGAAATCGCTTGTGCCAAACTGCGCTGCGCCGTTTACAATCTCTATATTTCCGCCACTCTGCAAATGCAGACCCGCGCCGTCTGTGCTATCAACTGAGCAGATTTTAGGTTGCTTGATTACATTCGTCTGGGTGATCGTGCCGTTCAGAGTGCCGTTCTGATTATTCGGGCCTTTATCCAGAATGACTGTTGACTGTGTCTGATCTGCGTAAGCACAATCGAGATCAAGCAGCAGGTTGCTAACTAATGCAGTTGGCACATCTGCCCGATCAAAGACGTTCTTAGCCTCGTCAGTGCTGAGTAGTTTAGAGTAGGTGCGTAGCCTGTAGATGTTGCCTTTAAAGCCCAGAGCATTGGGCAAACCCACAACTGCTGGGTAGCCTCCCACTCCAATGTTTTCAGATGCTGATGCTGAAATATCAACAGACGCTACCTCTGCACCGTTCCTAAACAGCACAGCGTTTGCACTTCTGTCTGCCGAGACAACAAAATGAGTCGGCTTGTCAACATCGGCAGTTAGCGAAACGCCAAAATCGTAGGTAGCACCGGATCCTGATGAGTTAAAAATTACTAAACTCAGGTTTCCGTTACCTGAAACGTCCCACCTGATTACCGCTGCGCTTTTGGCGGTGGGGTTGGTAGGAGTTGCGTAGTCAGCACTAGATGTAAATATGTCAGAGTTCGCTACCTCTGCATTCTGACTAATAACAAACTCAATGCTAAAATCAGCAGTGCCAAATCTGTTGGCCGCGACATCATTACATTTGATTGAAGCAGAACTGGCCAACCTTAGCCCAGCACCGTCAACTGAGTTAACTAGGTGCGTAATTATCTCACTGCTCCCCCCTCCACCACCAGAAGTGTTTACTATATTGGCAATGCCCATCGTTATTCTCCTAGTCTGCCAGACACAGCAATGTTGACTTTACCTGTTCCACTCAAAGTGCGAAAGGAGAGTCCTCCCGTATAGCCTGAGAATGTTATAGCTCCACCATTTCCATCCTTGTCAGCATTGCCTGCTGCTAGGATCCCCGTGTAGCCTCCACTTGTGGTCTGGCAACTATTAGGCGCGTCATCCTGAAGTGCTAATCTATAGTACACTGGAACAGTTCCTACATTTTGCAATAACAGGAATGCCGGTGAGCACTCTGATCTTAAATCAGTGTTTACCGGCAGGCTATTGCTTGTTGTTACGGCTAACTCCTCGTTTGTTGTCGCGCCAAAGTTGGCTAAAGTATCATTCTGTCTGCTCATCGTCTTATAAATTCCAAATCTTTTTCATTTGCCGCTTTGAATAACGGCTTTTCCACCCCTTAGAGTTTAGCTCTGCAGACCTGCAAGCCTGCTTCACTTCCTGCGTCTGTGTGAGTGGTTTGTATTGGCCTCCGAAGCTGAAACTTGTGGGTACTTCCACCTTGATCCACCTCTGGCCTCCTTCAGTAAAATCAACAAGATCAGGAGAGGCTAGGAACTCCCTAACCTCCCCCGTCTCGGTATTCTTATAATCAAGCAGTGGCATCAGCTTACTGCATACAGAGGTATCCAGTATTTAGTGCCGAGGACATCAACGAGGACTGCCTTGTGCATTCCTCCCGGTGCTCCTCCGCTGCCAGTTACGTCTGCTGTAGTGATATTATTATCCCCGTCAGTTGTAGCGGCTGCTGTTCCAGTTAGCTTTAGAAAAGGGGTAGCAGAGCCGCCTGTAGTGCCGTCTCCAATACTAGCCTCTATTTCTATAGGCTTCTGGTTGCTGTTACTCCCGTCAGTTTTAAACTGCCGGCCTTCAAGTGGTTTTCCAATTATCGGCATATTACATCATTCCTCCCTGAGCGTCGATTTTTACCATCTCTGCCATTAGTTCGTCGCGGTTTGGGCCTTCTTCCACTACTTCCTCCTTAACGGTTTCCTCTGGGTAAGCAGGCTCTCCGTTTACAGTCTCCATAGCGATCTCAAGCATATCACCGTCTTCGCCTGATACAGTTCCCTCGATTGTGAAGGAGACTGCATCACCTTGTTCCGGCGAGAGCATCTCACCGTCTTCTCCAGCCATCATTAAGCTGGCTGCTGGTATCATTACGTTTGGCATAAGTATAAACTAGGAGGGGAATTACCCCCTCCCAGTTGGTTAATCTTAGCTGTAGTTTGTACCACTGTAGACCTGAGCCAAAAATTTCGGCTGCAGGATTGCCTGACCGTAGTAGGTCTTGAAGCCAACAGTGGTTAGCTGTGCGAGCGGATCAGTCTTATCTGCTCCCTGAGCGATCTGCATCTTCGGAGCGTAAGGACTCTGAGAAGCCAGATCCACAGTGCCGAAGGCTTGATCACCAAACACAAACGTTGAGTAAACCCCGCCGGATGCGTTGTAGGTGACTCGCTTGGCGATTGTCCCACCAGAATATGCACCGTGCTCAGTCTGATAGGCGTTGGTTGTCTCGATGCAGCGAATACCTGCATAGCGACCAACTTCACCCTTCATAATTGCATCAGGATCGCCGTAGTGGCGTGAGCTGATCCAATCAGAATCATTCTGCAAATCACGCAACACTCGCGGATCAGCAACGGCAGTGTAATAGCCATTAGTAGCCGGAGCGTTGTTGACCTTCAGAGCCGTAGCTGTGTCCAGCAACTCCAAGCCCGTCATCACCTGCGAAGAGGTTGGGGCTGCAGCGTAGTAAGCTGAAGCACCTGCGAATCGTTCGATCTTGTTTGCCGTCATCGCAGTCCCTGTAGTGATAGAAGTGTCATCACCCAAGGTGTAAGCGATTTTGGTGTCCAAGTGCAGAGCTGCATCCTGACCGTTGACAGTGGTAGCCTGCTCAAGGTGATCAAAGAGAGCCTGTGCGGTTAAAAGATCAGAAATTCCAATCACTTGACCGTATTGCTGAAGATCAACGTCAACTTTATTAAGCGTCAATTCCTTGTACGCACCTTTGGCCCAAGCTGTGCCTGAGCTGTGTCCGTCACCTTCGGTAAGACCTTTAATGTTGCTGGTTTCTGGTTCAACATAACTGAAAAAACGCACTGAGTTTTTTCCCGCTTTTTCTGGAAGGTTTGCCTTTTTAGCGAACTGTTCCAGAACGATGTTTTGAACTATCTGCTTGAGTAGTTCTTTTGAAAAGTACCTTTGTAAGCTGTCAGTAATTCCTGCGCTTGAGGTATCTGTAATTCCTGCCATTGTTCTATTCTATTTATAAGTTTATAGCTGCACCCCGTTGATCGTGATCCTTGACTATTTTCAGCAGTTCGCTTCTTTGGCGTTCTGCTGTCATATCGTTAAAGGATTCCAATCTACCCGATTGGTCAACGGTTGTTCCGTTTATTTGTAGTTTGCCGTTTAGCTCCTCGTTCTCTTTCTTGAGACGATTCACTTCGACCTCCAAGTCATCCGCTTTCTTCGCTTTAAGAAACGCCTTAGCAGCTTCCACTGCATCGTTGATGCCCTCTGGGTAGGTTGCCAAAATCTTCTTACGATCAAGCAGTTCAGAAGTGTATTTATACAGTTCGGAGTCTTGATTCTTCAGTTCAGGATTATCCTTCACCTGCTGACTCAAGTTCGACTCCCATTGCTCCATAACGGTTCTCTGCGCGTTGAGAACCTCCTGCTGCTGTATCGTATCCCTAGCTGTCTGAGCTTTCTGTAGTGCTAACTCTGCAAGGTCATCGCGCCCTTCCTCCCGGTACTCCTTCGCTATCTGCTCGTAGTCATCTGGGGTGAATTGTGCGGCCTCCTTACGTTGCTGAATATCTGAAAACGCATCTGCTTTTTTAGCTTCAAGCTGCTGGCGTTCTTCGGCCAACTTTGCTTGCTCTGCCTTCAATTCCTCTTTAGCAGCGTTTACTTCTTTCCAGCTCTTACTAGCCCTCTCTTGGCTCTTCTTTGCTCTGGTATACTTCGACTTTGGTTTTTCCTCAGAAGGCTCTTCTGGCGTATCCTGTGGCTCAGTAGCTTCTCCCTTGGCTTTGTCTTCTACGTTGACCGTCTCGCTAGTTGGTTCCTCTGCTGCGTTGTCAGAGGTTGGGGTGCTCGCAGTGTCACTCGCGGGGGCATTGCCATCTATTTCAGAGAGCTGCCCTAATAGCTGATCGCGTGTGATTTCTACCTCACCAGCTTGTACTGTACCTGTGTCAGACATAAATTTTTAGAATTTTCTAGGGTTCAATAACCAAGCTAGGTCATCTGTCACTCCCTCAGCTACCGGAGCCTTTTCTGGTTGTCTCACCATTAGCCCGTCAATAGATGCAA